TAGAAAAAGAAGCAGAAGAAATATATACTGATTTTATTATTTTGCCTGTTAGAATAGCTCCTGATGTGTTTCATATAGTAAAAATGAAATTGGTGGAGTTTTATAAATTAAGAGTAGAAATGGCTGAAGAACAAAGTATATCATTAATAAACCATTTACAATCTTTGCCAAAAGAAAAAAGCGAAAAAATGCAATCTGAAATAAGTACAATTTATATATTATTAGAAAGTATTATAAATGAAATAAAAGATGCTTACTTTGATTTAGATAGAATAAAATTATGAGCAAACAAAACCAAAAACAAAGAATTTTAGAGTACTGCCGAAATTGGGGTACATTAGACAGAATTAGAGCCTTAGACCGATGCGGACTTATTGAGCTATCCTCACGAATTGTAGAACTTGAAAAAGAAGGTTACGTATTTAAAAAAGGATGGATTAAACGTGTCAATAGATTTGGCGAAACATACAAGCTAAGAACCTATACATTAATTGAAGATGGAAGTAGCACTTTATAAAACCGAAAATAAGATTTATTCAGACGTTAGACGTTTAGCAAATCGCAATACACCTTACAATGATGCAATAATCGAACTTAGGTATTATTACCCAGAAAGTCAAATACAAAAGGTATTAAATGAATTGAAGGACGAAGTATCAACTGAAAACAAAACCTTAAGCAAAATATCATTCAAACCTATTTCAGTTTATTCTGCTCCATTGATTAGCCAAAACGCAATCAATAAAGTTAGAAGCAAAAACCAAATCAATATAGAAAACATAGTTGATTATGTTTGTAATTATATGGAAGTCCCAAAAGATAAAGTACTTGGTAAGGCACGTCACCGCTTATTAGTTGAAGCGAGGCACTTATGTATGTACTTAGCAAGGGTTAAAACTGGTAAAGCATTATCAGAGATTGGCAAACATTTTAACCGTGACCATTCAACGGTAATACACGCAATTACTAAAATAGATGGGTGGTTAAGTATTGATAAAAAGTTTCTTCAAGAGTATAACGCATTAATAAGTCAAATTGATAATAGGTTGTAACGTACTTGTATATGAATAGTGCGGAATTAATAACTAAAAAATATAAATAATGACAGACTTTGAACAAATAAAAATTGATATAATAAACCAATTAAATAATATGACTTATAAAGTAGGTGATATTGATGATATAGGAAATGAAATTGGAATAGCAATAGGTAAATACACTATGTTAAAAAACGCAGAAGAAATAGGAACAAGCAAGAACCTTTTTATTTGTGGCTTAGAACACGGAATTTCATTAATAGACGGTACACATTAGCATTATTTATATACCGTGTTGTAAAATCGTTTTAATGTTTTACAACGAAAGTATTTAAGCCGTTTTAATGGCTTCAATATAATGTTACAATAAAATTGTAATTTTGAAGGATTGAAATTGCAAGACGTATATCAAGACAAAGGACTTCTTAAATACGCAACTACAATGACTGGTAATGTAGAAGATGCAAAGGAGTTAATATCTAAATGTGTATGTGCTTGCATTGAAAACAAAGAAAAAATAAACGCAATCGAACAACGAGGTAAATTAAAAAACTACTTTGTTGTTATGATTAAATTCCAATACCTAAAAAGCAAACGTGATGGACGTATATTTGATGAACTACCTCAAGAAATACTTGATGAACAAAATGATTTTACTTTTGAAGAACGCAAAGAGCGTGTTCAATGGACTTTGGATAAAATGCACTTCTATTCACGTGGATTGCTTGAACTTTACAAACACGACACTTACAGAGGCATAGCAGCAAAAACAAAGATTAATTATATGAGTGTAGCCAACGGAATAAATGCAGCAAAAGACGAGTTCAAAAAGATATACAATCAAATGAAAATAGTAGTGCTATTGCCTACGATGTCAGCAGTTGAATATCACCGTTTATTTATCCCGATGAATAGTTTTGCTGAACAATATGGAAGTGATGTAAAAATCATAGGCACTAATACCGAAAACAATGTAAATGATAATTGGATAAACAACATACCTCAAGAAACTACTCACGTAATATTTAACCGCAATATATCTTCTAAAATGCAGCCAGAGTTAATAATCTCTACATTGCGAAAAAAAGGAATTAAGATAATATGTGACGTGGATGACTATTGGTTTTTGCCTAAACATCATTCACTTTACAATCACTATATTAAAACAAATATGTCAAAGTGCATCCAAGCTAACATTCAATTAGCTGATGTAGTATGGACGACGACAAAAAGACTGCAAAATGAGATTGCAAAAATTAACCCAAATGTTCACATAGTTAAAAACTGCTTAGATACAAATGAAAGCCAATGGGATAAAACAGATGTCACTGACTCTTTTATGTGGGCTGGAGGTGTTACTCATAAGCGAGATTTAAAGATATTGCAAGGGCAAGTTGATACTATTGATTTCACTATTTACGGATATTTGCCAAAACTTGATTATATGCCTAAGATGTTTCCTAATGCAACATTAAAGCCTTTTGAGCCGTTGCAAGAATACGGCAACACCTTTAATGCTCACGGTATTGTATTAATTCCATTAATCGAAAATCAATTTAATTCTATGAAGTCAGAATTGAAACTAATTGAAGCAGGGCAAAAAGGAAAGGCGGCAATAGTTTCAAATGTATTTCCATACAAGCAGCATATTAAGCATTTAGAAAGCGGTTTAATCGCATCAAATGATAATTGGGCTAAATCTATCAACTACATATCAAAGAATAGAAACGCTGCTATTGAAATGGCTGAAAGTTTGAATGAATACATTACAAGAAACTACCGACTAAATAAAGAGAACAAAATAAGATTTGATACACTATGACAATATTAAACTGGATTGATTACGAAGATGGAAGCGGAAAAGAAATTAACTGATGCAGTCATTATCAAATTAATGCTATTTGAGAAAACCCAAGAACTAAGACTTGAACCTCACGAAGCTAAGGAGTTTCAAAAGTATGTTCAAGATAAGTTTCATTTTAGAGTTGATTTAAGTTGCAGTGATTGCATAGCTCGTAACGCTAACAAGGTTATAAAGTATTTAAAAGAAAATAGTTAAATTTGTAGAATGGATAAATCAAAAGAAATCCTGATTGATGAAATATCTAAACTTGACCCTACCTGGAGCAAAGAAGATATTAATGATGTAGTGAGCAAAGAACCAATATTTGATGCTGCTAATAATGCAATCAAACGACACGCTAAGGAAATGTTGAATGAGTTAGCAGAAAGCAATCCAAGTATTAAGAAAGCACTTGATGAAATACGTTAAAATCAAAGACATAAAACCAAACCTAAAAAACCCAAGAGTTTTAAAGGATGAAAAGTTTGAGAAGCTGAAGCGTTCTATTTCTGAATTTCCTGAAATGTTAGAACTTAGACCGATAGTGGTGGATGCTGATATGATGGTACTTGGTGGCAATATGAGATTAAGAGCCTTGCAAGATTTAGGAGTGCAAGAAGTCCCAGTATTGATTGCATCTGAATTAACAGAAGAACAAGAACGACAATTTATCATTAAGGATAATGTCGGCTTTGGTGAATGGGATTGGGATATTTTAGGAAATGAATGGAATAGCCAAGAGCTGAAGGAGTGGGGGCTTGACGTATGGCAACCAGAAGTGGAAACAGAATTAGAAGCCGAAGAAGATAACTACGAAATACCAAACGAAATAAAGACGGACATAGTATTAGGAGACTTATTCGAAATAGGAGAACATCGTTTACTTTGTGGGGATAGTACAGATAGCGACCAAGTGGCAAAGTTGATGAATGGGGAGAAAGCTGATATAAGTTTTACAAGTCCGCCGTATAATACAAAAGAAAATGCAAAATTAAGTCCACACCAAACTAATGGAACAAAATATAATTCTTATTCTGATGACCTAGAAGATGATGAGTACTTAAAGCTACTAACGGATTTTACAAATAATACGCTTTTATTTTCAGAATACAGTTTTGTAAATATTCAAAGTTTGTCAGGTAATAAAACCGTATTGATTGATTATTTGTATAATCTAAAAAATATTTATGCGGATACTTTAATTTGGAACAAACAAAATGCACAACCAGCAATGGCAAACAATGTATTAAATTCACAATTTGAGTACGTACACGTTTTTAGTCATAAAGCAAATAGAGCAATAGGCACAAAAGAATTCAGAGGTACAATAAGCAATGTTGTTGATATAAGTAAACAAACAGCAAATAAAGTGAAAGAACATAATGCGACTTTTCCAATAAACTTTGCGTCATTTTTCATATCAAACTTTTGCGTAAAATCAGTTGTTGATTTATTTTGCGGTAGCGGGACAACAATGGTAGCATCGCACCAACTTAAACGCAAGTGCTACGGAATGGAATTAGACCCAAAGTATTGCCAAGTAATAATTGACAGAATGCACAAACTTGATGAAACGTTGGAAATAAAAATAAATGGCAAGCCTTACATTAAACAATAATGAATAAACAAAATGTAACATTAAAAAAGGCAATGATTGAAGCGTTAGAGCAATCGCTTGGTATTGTTACAACTGCTTGTAAAAAAGTAGGGATAAATAGAAAGACTCATTACGATTGGTTAAAGAATGATGAGGACTATGCATCAGCCGTTTTATCAATAGAAGATATGACAATAGACTTTGCCGAGAGCCAACTCCACAAACAAATCAAAGAAGGTAATTCAACCAGCACTATATTTTTTTTAAAGACCAAAGCAAAAAAACGTGGATACATAGAACGGCACGAGGTAACTGGTTTAGATGGTGGTGACTTAAACCTCAAAATAGAAATTATCAAAGGTGAGTGAAATTACAAACCTCCGTCATATTTGAACACTTAGAAGAAAGTGACAAACGCTTTATAGTTGAGCAGGGCGGCACAAGGTCGGCAAAGACATACAACATCTTAATTTGGTTAATTGTTACAGCTTTAAGACGTAAAGGGCTAACATTTTCAATAGTCCGTAAATCGTTCCCATCACTCCGTACATCAGTAATGCGTGACTTCTTCGAGATACTCAATAATATGGGTATGTATTCAGAGAAGAACCACAACAAGACTGAAAGTACGTACAAGCTAAACGGCTGCTTATTTGAGTTCATATCCATTGACACACCGCAAAAGATTAGAGGTCGTAAAAGAAACATTTGTTTTATCAACGAGGCAAACGAACTAACAAAGGAAGATTACTTTCAGCTCAACATAAGAACAACGGAACGGTTAATTTGTGACTTTAACCCAAGTGAAGACTTTTGGATTTATGATGAAGTGGTAAGCCGTGATGATTGCGATTACTTTGTCACCACGTACAAGGATAACCCTTTTTTAGATGCAAGTACGATTAACGAGATTGAGCGATTAAAAGAAGTTGATGAATACTATTGGCAGGTTTACGGATTAGGGCAAAAGGCAATAATACGTGGCGTTGTTTTCAGTAATTGGGAAGTCAAAGCATTTGACCCGAATGAAATTGAATTGAAGGGCTACGGAATGGACTTTGGATTTACAAATGACCCTACTACATTAATTGAAGTTAGAATGATGAACGGTGAATTGTGGGTGCGTGAGTTAATCTGGAGAACTGGAATGACTAACCAAGACATTGCAGAACGAATAAAGGAACTTGAATTGCAAGGTGAGATTGTCGCTGATAGTGCAGAGCCAAAGAGCATTGAGGAGCTATCAAGGGGTGGCGTATTGGTGCGAGGTGCAACCAAAGGTCAAGATAGTATAAGAGCAGGAATAGACTTGCTTAGAAGGTATAAAATCAATATACATCCAAGTTCAGAAAACTTAATCAAAGAGTTTAAGAATTATAAATACAAGCAAGACAAAGACGGCAATTATTCAAATGAACCAGTAGACAGATTTAATCACGGGATTGACGGGTTACGTTATTTCATTTTCACTAATATGAATGGTTCAGGTTACGGTGACTATCAATTTATCTAAAATGGTACATTTATATGAATGACCATAATAGACAAATTAACAATAGGCAAATATCAAACGATTGCCAACATTGAAGATGACAATGAAGTCACCAAAGGATTAAAGATAATTTCTACCATTGAGGGCTTACAGATTGACGAAGTAAGAAAATGGGATATTGTAGATTTCAAAAAGTATTTGAATGATTACGCTGCTATTGACTTTAGCAAATTTGAAAAGAAAAGACCAAAGGTTCTGATTATTGGAGGTGTAAGATGTAAGCTAATTGCAGACCCTTCCAAGATGTCAAGCGGTCAATTTATAGATGTATGCGAAGCAATGAAAGGGGAAGGCAACCCAGTTAATTACATTCATAAAGTAATCGCTATAATGGCAAAGCCAGAGCCTACATTTGCGGATAAGGTATTGAAAAAAGTATTTAGAGGGCAAATTAAAGACGATGTCTTTGCACGTGCTGAACAAGTAAAGGAATTACCACTCAAAGAAGTTTGGGGTGTGTTTATTTTTTTTTTGAATTTATACTGGAGGTACTTAAAAATTACAGAGGATTATTTGGAAGCGGAGATGAACAAGACGGTGAAGCAAGTGAACAATCTTTTGAGTCGAAATGGTCGTGGTTCATAATTTTAGAAATGATTGCTGAAACTTTAAAAATATCAGTTGAGCAAGTCCAAGAGATTGGAGTGATTGAGTTTCTGAATTGGTGGGCTTACAACAAAGAGAAGCAAGATGACCTAAGAATTAAAATGAATGGAACGG